ATAGCTGGCGTAGAGCTAAACTTAGCGTTTTTCCAGTGGTACAATGATGACGTTGCGACTGTCTTAACAGCGCTTGATGATATAGCAGGCAGTTCATGGTATGCCTTATTCGATAGTTCTTCGCTTGGTATTATCTGCATTTAATTCTCCTATAATAATTATTTATTTAAAACTTCCGCACCATAAAGTGCAATTAAACTAGCCTCCGCACGCCCATCATCTTTTTTACGTGCGAACCTCTCATAATGGTCTGGAAATCTTTGAATAGCAAGTTGGCGGCTCGTATCTTTATCAGAAGATAAATTAAAGTGTTTCTTCCACTTGCTAGGCGTAACTAAATGCATGGGCGTCTTATTAGCTGCCACACACGCAATCAACGCGCCGTATCCCATACCAAACCTAAATGTAGCAACAGATGATTGACCTGGCCTTGATGCAACTTGCTCAATCACAGCCATTCTATCTTTGGCCTCTGGTTCTAACAAATGTAATAACGAATGAACATCTATCTCAATTTTTCCACGATTATTAAGTATGGTGGGCATATCTTGCACGTCTAAATCTTTAGTGCGCGTGCAATAATGTGCAATTGCACCAGAGAAGCCCGGATCAACGCCAACGACAATCATTCGTCGCTATCCATTGCAATCAACTCAGCTTCGATTTCCGCGTCTGGCTTTGCAACTTCTACGCCTAGCTTTGTTGCTTCCATATATGAAGCCCTACGAACAAAGGAACTAAATGGCAGCGCTGATTTATGTGCTGCCTCTGCCACAGCATCATACTGCTGCTCACTAAAATTTATTAATACTCTCTTATCAACCATTTTAAGTCTCCTTGGGTCTGATAAAACCAGCAATAAAGCAATACAAACAGATGCACAAGTACATTGTGATATATAAATGATATATAAAGTGTTTGACCGCTACGCAAAAATGCTTATAATGGCTGTATAAATGCAAAATATGAGGAAATATATGATGACAAAATATGCAGTAATAGCAAATCTAACCATTGCTGATCAAACAAAATTGGGCTTTGAGGTTAAGTCTAGGATTGTGTCTAATTATTGGAATCCATCAACAAAAGATAATCCTAGTAAACCCCTAATTGCGCTTTATGGCAATGAGCCAAAATTGTTTGACGATATTGATTCTGCGGATGCATTTGCAGAAAGGTTGCGTAGGTATAGATATGATGGTCAACAAATCACAGTAGCTTGGTTTGAGGTGGTTAAATATTCTCATAAGTTACTTGAGGAGACAGTATAATGAACACTACAATGATAATTGACGGATTGGCTATGGCGTTATTTGCTGTAGCCGCCGTACATCTGCCAGAGATTATAGTTTTTCTGGATCAATATATTAATGTTTGGGGGAGATAATGACATTCTACACAACACTCATTCTAACTTACGTTATTGGCGGCGTGGAGTTGAGCAATGACACAATGTATCGCAGCGCAATGGAATGCGGCAAAGCACTGCCAGCTAAGTATGCACCATATGCACATTTGGATAGCATGGCGCAGTGCATCGAGACAAACTATGTCAGCTCTGCAAAAATTACAACAAAGCCAGCGCTTAGACCAGAAGGATTATCGTTATGAAAACATTAACCAAAGAAAAATTGGAAAGCATAATGGATGATGTTTTTGCTAGACATGTTAAATCAATACAAAAGCCAAAGCGCACAGTAATGCCGGCGCTCGATGATAATGGTAAATTTATATATAATGAGGAACAAAATGATTGAGGAGAATATAAATGGCAATGTCAGCAAAGGACGTACACAAGTCAGTGAGACGCCTGCAAAAGATGAACCGGGAAATAATCAAAGACATGGAGACGCCAGACCCCACACGCAATCGTGGTTATTACCGGTGGTTCATGCAGGAACAAGGTGCGATATTGGACAATCTCGAGCAGCGCCTTACCCTTATGCGACGTTCGAAAAAACCATAGAAGCAATGAAAGGCCAGACAAAGAGCGTGCGAGACGAAATGATGTACGCACATTTACTTTACACGTTTGAGAAAGAGCAAATCAGGCGCGGCTTGAGAAATAAAATAAATAAAACTTTCGAGAGGCCACGACAGATCACAGTTAATAAAGCATCACATAAGAATTTTGTGTCTGACAACGATCTGAGAAAGATTAAACCCATACCTCAAAAGAAGTACGATGCTATACTAAAGCATATGAAGAGCAGCAAACGCTACACAACCACTATGATAGCGTTAAGCAGTGGCATTGGCGTATCAGACATAGCTTGGACGCTTAACGTCATGTATCGTCAAAAATTAGTTGATCGTGTTTACGAGAAAACCACACCCATCATAGGTAATGCCGGGGCAAAGTCTCTGCGTTACGTTTACTTCAAGTAAAGATAAATATATCGTGTGGGCAAATCATGCCCGAATTGCCCACAATACTTAATATTAAATATAGCTAAAATTAACAAGCAATTTCAAAACATAATAAACAATAAACCCACGGCGCTAAAACCGTGGGCATATCGAGATATTATACACTCTCTTTATACTACATTATATTTAAATTTCAAAGCTTTTTATTACTTGATTTAATAATTTCTCTTCATCTACAAATGCTTCTGGATATAATCGAGTTGATGTTTTTTTTATTACTGGATCATCACCTCTAGCCCAATATATTTTCTTTATATCATATGCCACCAAAGCGTACACATCAGACTTCTTATCCCTGACAGGCTGCGTATTCCATCTATATTGTGTGAGATTGCCTGATTTTCTGCTGGCTGTTTTAACTTGTAGGGTCAGCAATTTACCGCTTGGCGTTTTCAAATATGCATCATCAATTTCGTGTTGAACCAAGATGCATGAAATGCCAGCAAAAGATAATCTTGATAGAGCTAGAAATTCACCAGCTCTACCAACATTATTATTATGCGTTGAGCCATTCATAAATTTTGTTTGTCTCGCCTGTCCGGTCAACAATTCCATGTGTTCCACCGTTGACTCGGCGTGTTATTTTTAAGATTGTCTCGTCATTCACACCGTCATCTGCAATGTTAAACAACTTGTTTTTCTCAAAGAACCATAATGCTGTATCAAAAGCATAATCTGTGGATACCAAATCAGGGTCTGTCATTATCTCAGGTAAGCCCATGTCAGAGCTGAATAACCTGTAATTATTCTTCCCGGTCAACTGCAAGAATCCGCGCCCAATATAAGTTGAGCCATCAGTTTCAGTGTTGTTCCCCATGCGCCCGCCGTAAACCTTGTTAGCTAGAGCTGATGGATTGCGCGAGTAACCTTCGCAAGACGCTAAGTCAGGGAAGCGGCTAGGCCAAACGCGCATCATACTGTCTGCGCTATAGTTTAAATTTTCCCTTGTATGACGCCAGTGACCGCTTTCGTGGCTTGCTTGACCCATCAGGTGCGCAGCTCTCTCATTAGATAGCTCGTAGTGTTTTGCGATGGCCTTTGCAGTGTTCTTACCAAAATGCCCATCAGCGCCTACTCCAACTTTTTCTTGGAGCTTTTTCATTGCTTCACTCATGTTATTTCTTCTTTTTCTTTTTGGCAGTCTTAGCTGCCGCTTTAAATGCACCCGCAGTTGGTGCGCCTTTTGTACCGGGCTTACGCATCTTCTCGCCGCTACCAGCTTTGATGCGCTTACGTTTCTTTGCGATATTTCCGTATAATGAATTTACCATAGATTATCTCCTATTTCTCAATTTTCTTTAACTTCTCTATTGACCTCATTCCGCCTAATCCGAGCATTCCCATCATCACAGTCATAAGTGAACCCATATCAAACTCTGGCAGCTCTGGTATGTCAATGCCAGCAGCAGTTACACCAAACACAATCAATGGCTGTAAAACAAAGTGATAAGCAAAAGCTACACCACACACCCAACCTATGAATGGACGCCATCCACCTTTGAATAGTGAGCCAGACGCGGCTTCAGCTTTGTTTATTTCAAGCTGACCCATTAGGGCTTGCTGGGCATGGTTATCTGACATCGTGGCGATCTCATGGGCTAATGCAGCCTTTTGATCTTTATCTTCAATTACCTTATCTAACAGGCCAGTTACTGGGCCTATTAAATTATTTACGAGACTCATCATTTTGTTTACCTTTCGCTAATGCGTTAGCACCAAAGAATACGCTCACTATGCCTGCAACAGACACAAAGTAAATGCTTGCCATAGAGCCTAATATCTTGGCGGCTTCTGTTAAACTAAATACATCCGCTAGAATGACTGCAAAGGGGTATAGGAGCATCCCTGACAGGGCGTACCACGTCATCTTGCGTTGTGCATCACGTTGGGCGTCTTCATCTTGCATTCGTAAGCGTCTATCTTCAAGAGCCATACGATCCCATTCGGCTTGATCTATTGACCCGTTTCCATCCACGTCAAACTTTTTAAACTCATCCATATTTTCACCTAATCTGCTAATGGGTTATCCAATGCTCTTTGTAATTTATCCATCAATCTTTCTTCTAGCTCTTTCATTGAGCCACTTTGGGAAACTCTAACACGTTCACGCTGATTTTCAAAGCGTACCTCCGCATCATCTATCATAGACCTTACTTTGTCTTCCGATTCACGCACCATATCTTCAATACGATCTGTCTGTTGCTCAATGCGTAATATATCGTCTTTCAGGCCATTCTTTATGTCTCTGGTGTATTCTACGCTTTCTTCTACCTTTTCAGATATGCCAACTATCTTTGCATCCATCACATTCATGTTTTGCTGATATGCTTCTATATCTAACCCTGCTACAGCTTCTATTTTTTGATACAAGACAAAGCCTCCATATAAGCCGCCAACGATAGTAGATAGGAAAGCAAATATAGCCATAATAGAACCAGCAGTTAATCGCATACCACCAGCTTTAATCTGGCGGTCTGCTAATCCATCTATATCACTTGCTATCTTAGTCGTATCCATCAGTTTTCAAAGTCCATCTCATTGCCTTTTTCTTGCAGGCTTTTTAATTGAGCTAATTCATCACGTAGCATTTGTATCTCAAGCCTACGCTGCGTAAGTTCTACTTGGTATAGGTCATCACAGTTTATGCGTGATCTAGGTTTATCTAATGGTATAACTATGCGGGCATATACACCAATATCCTTTGCCCTGTCTATTGTGTCAAAGCTAGATAAAACGCCCGTGACGCCATACTCAAGGTTTATTCCACCTCCAACTGCGTTACTGCAATCAAGATTACCAGCGCGAAACCTGTCACTCTGGTAGTTCATTGGTGGATTTGGCAAAGATAAACTAAGATTACTACTTTCAGCTAACGCAGCGCCGCCAATTATGGATAAAATGACTGCATATTTCATTTAGTTTCCTCCATTAATTTTTGAGCATATTCTTGAAGAAATAAGCGTTCTTGTTCCGCGTGACTTAACAACCTTAGATATTGTGCAAACGTACAATGGGTTATTTAAATCTGATCTTCTAATATACACCTCAAAGTCTCTTCTCTCTTTATGGTCAACTTTCATAATTCTATATGTAGAAGAAAATGGCATACTGTTAAAGTCTAAATCAAACAGCTCGATCTGGTAGTATTTAACGTCTTCACGCTGGTTAAATAAAGATAGCTGAACTTTCATCACGCCAGATACATGAGATGGTTTTAGCTTTGGATAGGCTGGCGTCATCTCATGTGCATGAACTATAGACGCCAAGCCTATGAATAATATGGATAATTTATTTAGCAATGCATTCTGCTTGAACTACAGCGGTATATGTACCACCAGTAAAAGGCTTGGAGGCTGCATAAGTTGCAGTTGAAGATGTAGAAAACCAAGTAGAGCCTGCAACAGTTAAGTCAAATACAGTTGTATTATCGTAAACTACCTTTGCGCTATCATACCCACTCATGCCTGCGTCTGATGTTTTTGATACGCTTGTTGAGCCTGTCCACGTTACACTATCTGACAATGCTGGTGATGAGCTGAATGATGTAGGGTGTGTAATGTTTGCTGTATAATAATCAGCAATAGCTACATCAAATCTAACCACTGGCAATACACCACCATCTGATGGAGCTGTACTTAGTGTACTTGCTGTAGGGTTTCCATATACCCCAGATTTATCTGTTTGTATCACGCACTTGGCGGCTACATTACCAACTATATCCACACTGCCTGCATAAGCAGGGAATGCACATACTGTAAGCATCATTGTAAAATATTTCATTTTAACCTCACTTGTTATATTGCATGTCTACCATTTTCTCATGCAGAACTTGTTGTGCTAAATTATTTCGTAAACCCTTCTTATTATCAGGCAGGTTTCCATCAACTAATTGAGCTGTATCATTATATATACCACCATTTATGGAGGAATTATAGTACATAGCTAAATCTGTGCTTTGGTTCATAGCAGCTATGATTTCAGACTGACCTTGGGTTCTTAACATAGTCAAAGCATTAGCTGATGCTGTTAAACCCATCTCAAGCCTTGTTTCTTTTTCTTCATCCTCCTCGTCAGGTATTATGTTGCCCTCTTCATCATACTCATAGTCTAATTCTGTATCTATCGCCTCCAAAACATTATCATCTTCTAATGCAGCGTATACTTCAACTTCAGGTATTTTTGGCACTGGCTTTATATAACCAGGGACAAGCAGGGTTAGATTGTTCATCATAACATTCATCTATCCTGAAACTATATATAACAACAGGGTTTTCTACGCTGCCCTCGCCTTCAACTTCAATAGACCCATCGCCCCATAACACTGATGGTACATTTCTGAATGAAAAGGTTCGCACAATTGTATTACCGGGTACGCCAGACCAATCATCTGTTTTGCGAAACATATAGCCTTCACCATTAGCATTCTTATTGCCTATATGAACCTTTCATATCTGCGTCAGTTTCTTTGTTGGTGGTGTATCGGTAAACCATACCATTTATATCAACGCCTGGTATGGATGGTAAAATAGAACTCATGCCCCAGCTCAAAGAGCTGGAGGCTGCGTTCTTAGTTACACCATACGAATATGGATCACATTGCGAGTAAGAAGGCCAGAGTGCTAATGATAACACCAAACCCCATTTTAGTTTCAACATTTTCATTGAATATCTTTCGCATTGGGTTGTTTTGATCTCTTTGTATTTCCTCTTTAACTGCTTCCATTTCCCACGCTAATCTAGCTTTATCTCCAACTAAACCATCTTTAGGGCAAGGTGTTCCAGCGTTGAGCATGGCTTCAAATACGCGCTCATCCTGACACATTACAGATACAGCAGCTACCTTCATGCCCATATCATACATAGTTTTAGCGTTTTTCAATTTTTCGCAGTTCATATCACGCACAGTTCTGCCAGCAGATATGCCAAGTATTTGCGTTTGCACAGCTCCAGCTACACCTACAGTACATAGGTCAGAGTTGCTTGCGCTAATTTGTGGGGATATTGCTGAAGGTGGTGGGCTATTGATTGTGGTGTCCATAGTTCCATCAGAAATTACTCTACTTTCAGACTTAATCGTGTCATCGTCTTCTGCATACGCAAAGCCACCAGTAAGTAATAGACACACGATTATAAATAAACGTATCATTTTCGCTCCAGAATGCGATCCATCTTAGCGTCTAATAAGTCAAGCCGACCAAATAATCTATTCATCGACGCAGAGTTGTCGCTTTTAGTTACATACTCTTCTCTAGTACGATTTAATAAGATTTGCAATCTTTGCACTTCAAGCACGTAACCACGTAGGACAAAGCCTATAAAACCAACGCCTAGCGTTAGTACGCTGCTCCATAGGTCTGTCATTTCCATCAGTAGTTACCTTCCCAGACACGTAGTGCCGCTAAATTCATTACTCATTAGCTTCCTCTTTAACACATCTTTGACTGCTTGTGTATCCGTCCATTCAACACCAGCCTCTTTTAACCATATACCAAGCATAGCCATATCAACATTGCCTACATGCTTATAGTCTGATCCAAATGAATTATCAGTAACTTCACGCGCATATGCAGCATCCCTTAACGCTTGCCCGCCATCATGTGTTTTCTTAATAAGAATTTGATCGCCTTCAAAGTACATTTTTTCTGATATTTTATTTGATAAATTTGCCATCTGTCATTCATTTCTTAGATTTAGTTCCGCTGCATTTCCAGCGTTTACGTGATAGGTTTAATGGGCTGTTAGGGTTACTGGCAGCTTTAGGTGAGCGTTTCTTTTGACCGGCAGAGCGAGCGCAATACGCATCTCCTTTTGATGTACCGGGTCTAACTCTTGGCCCACCATCTTTAGCTTTGCCAGCTTGCCCGTAGCTTACACGTTTGCCACTAGCAGTAACTTTAACTTTAGCTTTGCCTTTACGTGGTGTAGCCATTTATTCTTCCCAAGCTTCATTTACATCAGGTGTAGATGGATCATCAGACTTGAGTGTGCCGTTTGTATTTCTTGCACGCTTACGTTTTAATAGAGGCTTCTTTGCAGGCTTCTCTACAACATCTTCCATAACTGTGATTATATGGGGCCTTTTCTTATAGCGTTAATTTCTTTGATTTCTTTGTCAGAAAGTTCAACAACATCGCCTTCAAAAAACTTGCCCGCAGATGTAAATACATTAGGGGTCATTACTGTTGCTTTTGCCATTATTATCTCCTTTAGGGTTGTGAGGGTAGTTGCCCACCCTCACTATAGATTAATTATTATGAAGTAGTACAGTCAGCAATCATGCCGTTTGCAGCTTCATTTTTAGCACAAAGTGTTAGCTCTGTTACAACTTGACGTGTTGTGTTGTCGCCAGTTTTCGCTAGTGCAACATTCTTTGTTCCACGTAAAACTGCAACTTCCCACATATTGTCTTGCATAATGAAGACGTCACGCGATCTGTTTTCACGAGCTAGGCATGAACTCAACAGAACCCCAAGGTGTTACATATACAGCAAGTGATTTGATTACTTTCTCATCACCAGCTTGTACTGCACTACGCTGGTTGTTGTTACCAGTGAAGCCTAATGCAACATTCATTTGGAATGCAGATAAGTACACTGTATCTGGCTTACCGCCCTCTTCCCAAATTGACTGCATTACACCGTCAAATTTAGTTTGTGAGAATGCTGTTGGCGTACCATCATCAGTACGTGCATCAGAACCATCACCAGTTGGGTTTGCGCCAGAGTTACCAGATTGGAAGTCTACGTTTGTAATCATCCATGCTGGAGCGCCTGCAAGTTCGCGTGCTGTTGATGCATTGCCTGCAACTCTTGCGTTGTTTGCAAATAGAGCTTTTTCAATGTCTAATTTTTGCTCTTTTGCGATTTTTAAAGTTTGGTATGCAACTTCTTTTGCGCGGCCTGCTTTATTTAGACCTTCATCTGTGTCAGGAACTACAACTGCGTTCTTAAAGATTTGTGTATAGTTACCTAAACGAGATGTTGCTGTACGTGCTTCAGCAGCAGTTGCGTCACCTTCGATGTGAGCGTTTGCACCAGATGCACGTAGTGAATCTGTTTGCCACTCTGTTAAAGTATTCTTAGCTGTAGTTTTGCCAGACTTAGAAGTAAAATGGAGTTTCTTCAGGAGAAACGTTGTAGATTACATCCGATAAATCTTCACGGATGCCGACAGCATCATAGCTGTCAAATGTGTTGGATGGTTGTGCCATGTTTTTTCCCTTTCAAGGATTAAGAAGCTATTTCTAGCTATCACCAATTATCAAGTTCAATGCATCATCGATTGAACCTGTCTTCTGCAAGCGCTGTTGCGCTTTTTTACGAGTTGCAGCATTTCCATCTTGTCTTTTCTTAGCACCAGCTTTCACTACAGGGCGAGCTTTATTGCTCTTAGTCTGTACTGATTTCTTTTTAGCCACCAACTCACGATATTTGCGTGCATCATTTAATGCTCGTACATATCTAGCATCTGTCACTGCTTGCATTTCTTCTGCGGAAAATCCGTATGAAACGCCAGTTTCGACAAGTGCATCTTTAAGTCCTTGACCCTTCTTAGGATCAACTATTTCAGGGATGTACTCTTGCAGAACTTGTGCTTGCTCTTGAAGGTAGGCTTGGTGAGCCTCTTGTTGAGCTTGCATACGCTGCTTTTGTACCCCTTGGAGTTGGAACACATTCTGGTCATACTGTGTCTTCGCCTCATCGTATTTGAGCTTTTCTTCCATGTATCCTATTGGATCACTTTCAAATAACTCTCTTGATGGTGGGGTTGGAGCTTGTAAACCACCTTGTGTAGCTTGCTGGTGCAACTGGACAATTTGTGCCTGCTGCTGTTGCAATACGGCTTGTTGCTGTTCGAGATTCTTTCGTACCTCGGCAGCCTCTTGAAACCGCTTATTAATTGCCGCTTGTCCCGCAGCAGATTGCTTGAGCTGATCCAGTGTCCAATGCTCTTCTTTTCCATCAACTTTGATGGGGATAAGCTTGGTGTCTTCAGTAGCCTCTACAGGGTCTTCGTCGTCAACTTCCACATCTTCAAGATCATATTCTTCATCATCTTGTTCGCTGGATGCTTCTTGTTCAGCGTCATCGTCGCTTTCGGCTACAGCCTCAATCTCCTCACCCTGATCGTCATCTTCAGGTTCAGTGATCTCATCTACAGCTTCGCTAAGATTATCGCCACCAGTATCTTCTGGGGCGGGTGATAATAAGCTTTCTACAGCTTGGTCTAGGGTAGTCGATTCCATCGGTGCTACTTCCTTTGTTTGCGATCTAAAATTATCTCTGCTTGTATTGAAGCGTCGAGTTTAATTTCGATCTGGTTCACTGCACGCAGTATTGCGTGAGCATCTTCACGTACATCAACGTCTGATGCACTACTGTCAGCGAATAACCTTATTTGGTCATCGCGTACCTGTTGCATAAAGTTCTTGAAAGGCTGTGTCATTTTTCAGACGTTTAGCCTCATCTGCGTTTATGCGTATTTCTGTTGTCATTGCTGTGGAGTACCTTGTGCCATTTCACCAATCATTCTCACCTTTATCTTGCTCCGCTTGTATGCGGGCAACATCAACTGATGTTCCATATTCACCATATACTTTAGCTGCATCAACCAGTAAGTCTTGCGCCATCTGATCTCGCTTTAAATCATTGTCTGCGGCGGCTTTCTGCGCGTCTAATTGCATCTTGGCGGCGTCTGATTGCATCTTAACTTGTGCCTTTCATTTGCTCTGCCTGCAAGAACGCAGCATTCGGGTCTTGCCCTTCGCCTTGTTGCGCTTGCGCTTGCTGTTGCTGCTTGTAGCATTTGAGCTTCAATTTCTTCAGTAATTGGCGCAAAATATCTGTCAGCATTTCGTATGCCAGATACAGCTAATTGGTCTGCCAGAGTGTTGCGGATATTAGTCATGCTAACCAAACCATTCATTGGGCCATATGTCTGATAAACCATAGTCTGCATTTGCAGCGCTTGGCTAAGTGCCATAGCTTTCTCTTCCTCACGTCCAGTTCCCAATCCAACATTAATGCTAACGTCCATTGAGCTATCCCATACTCTAGGGTCAACTGGCACAAATGTGCCGTTCATACGCATCATTTGCTCTTCGTCTACATTCTTGTTTGATAAGGCGTAACATTATGCCAAACAAGTCTCTCATGCCATCGGCTAGGTTACGCACCATAACTTCAACTTGGCCCAGCCGCAGCTTGCACAGTAGCTTGCACAGCCGCTTTAGTTGTAGATTGCATTGCATCTGGGTCTAATCCCCATAGAAGCCCGTGAGACGCCTGTTTTAGTCTCTACAAGGCCATCTAGGTAAGTTAATGCACCTAACGTCTGCCCAGCAGTAAATGGCACTGACAAGTCTTGTACCGCACCAGCTTGGCGCATTCTTACAATTGCACCAATCTCGTTGTTTAGCACGTCATCAATGTTAGCTGCGCCTTCTATGACCGCCAAACGTGGATTATTCGTCATTGCTACGTTATCTAAGATTGAACGTAGTATTGATGTAGCTGCGTCTTGGTCATCCATAACTATTTCAGCTAGTGAACGTCCATAGAATGTATGTGGTTCTGGGTCTATCTCAAACTTAGCAAAAGGTAACTCATCGCATGGCTCAAAATCTAGCATCTCATATGATGTACCACCGCAGGTAATTTTGTGTAATACGGGTATGCCAGTGCCATCAGCATCTATTCGCATATATGCTTCTGTCACAGTTACATTCTTCATTGACGGGTCTTGCTCATCTTCATCAGATGTATCTAAGTCATATCCACGTCTTTCATGTACTTCAGCTTCAGTCATTTCTGACCCATTATCAAAGCTGTTCTAAATCTAATACAACTTCAGGGTCATACCCCATTGCAATTAAATCACCCGCACGCATTTCAGTTCTGTGAGCCACCAAGTAAGCATCTTTAAGATTGCGTGCATCTCGGTTTACAGAAGAACTCTTCAGGTGGAACGCTTTCTATACATAATTCACCACTTTTCTTGCTGGCGGCTAATCTTTATGCTGTGTGATGGTGTTTCTATTTCCATGCCCATCTCATCCATTGAGATGCTCATTTCTGTAGTTTGCTCTAGTACGCTTACTTCATCATCATCTGTAAGATATGCAAGCTCATCATCGTTAAGGTCTGTGAACGTGTATATCTCTGCTTCCGGATATGTCATCCAGTATGCTTTTACGATACCTTGTTTCTTCACAAGTGCATCTTGGAATGCATCATTAATTACGCGGTATCCGTTTAAACGTGTAAACTCATGGTGCATAAATTCAGTGGCTTGTTCTGCCATTGCTACATCTTCTGCGCCATGTGGAACAAACTCCACTGGCTTTGCTGTACTTAGGAATATACGCATTAAGCTTGGTTTTACAGCACGTACGGTATCACGTACTTTTGTAGCTACAACTTTGCTTCTGCCATCTTCATAACCAAGGTCAACTTCACCATCATAATATCGCTGCGCTTTAATTCTGTCTTGGCTTATTTCGCTTTCAACAAAATCCACTGCACTTGCAATAGCATCCTGGACTATGCCTTCGACTTCTCTACGTGACTTTGGTTTTAATTCCATTTTACTTACCTTCGTTCAGAAAATTTGCTGATGCGTCTGATGCTGCTGGCGTAACGCCGCCATACATTATCAATGATATTTGTTGTGCTAAAAACCTGTTTTGTGCGTCTGTTAAATTTTGACCTCTCATAGCATTAGACATTAAATTTAAAGCTGCTTGTGCAGATTTGCCTTTTTTCTCTGTCAATGCTCTAGCTACCTCTTCAAACACTTTTTGCTTTCTGACCTTCAGTAAACTCATCAGTTTGCCCTGATATTGCTTGTATAACTTTTTGTGATACTTGCAATGGTTCGCCTCTCGCAGCAGTTCCAATTATTCCCGGCTTTATAATTTCTTCTACAGTTTCACGAATTGCTGTTCTTTGTGCTGTTTTAGAATTAACTGCCATAGATGCTTTTACCACAGCAGATTGCGCTGCCTCATCTATTTGGCCTAGCAATACGTCTGCTTCTTTTCCTAGACAATGCTTTTATTTTATTTCTGGAATTATCAGAGCTTAAATCAGTCACAACCTTTATAACTTGTCTAGCATCGATAGCTTCTGCTGTAGGGGTCAGATGCAATAGCCTTAACATTTCCAATTGCTGTTTCTATATAATTTCTTAATCCTGATTTAGCTGCATTAACTTGAGATGCAGAAACATTCTCTCCAAATTCACTTAATACATCTTCAAGCTGTGTGTTTGTTTTAATAAAGTCTGCACCTAACTTAAACGCACGCTCTTCAGCTATTTTATCGCCGCCAACTTGTAACTGCATTTCCATATACAGGTACAGCTTCAGAAAGAGCATTACGCAAGTCTGTAGCTAAATTATTATAATTAGAGCCTTTGCCTGTTAATCTTCCAAATTCGTCAACATTCTCATATGCTATAGATTGTAAGGATTTTTTCAGTTCATCTAGCTGCATGACGTTTGGTAGCTCGCTAAACATAATCTTACCATTATCACCAACAATAATTTTTATTTGTTTATTTGCTGGCATACCGCTTATTTGTATAGATTCATTTGCGTCAGCTATTGCTTTTGATAAAATATTGTCTGGCGTTCTATCTAAAACTTTAAAGATGTTATTGCCCTGAACTGAACTGTAATCAATTGGTGAATTATATGCCTGACCATACAAATCAGCCCTTTGATCTTTGGTTCTCTCTGCAATATTTCTCACAGCAGTTTTAGGGCCAAGTGGCGCTTCGCCCAACACCTCATTAAATGTAGCATCTAAGTTTTTACCAGTTGTAGCCATGCGCTCATCAATTGCAGTTCTAGCAATACCTGAAGCCTTGCCACCGCTTGCAGCTGAAGCATCAAGCAAAGATTGCGCCGCTATACCAGCATCAGCAAGCATTCCCTCATCACCAGCTTTTTTAATAGATGCTAGGGCGCTATCTATATCGCCGCCAGTTTGAAATGCAGTTTTAATAACTTTAGCTGCATCCCTAGATATATTTAAACTTTTAGATATTACGTTTAGATCAGATTGCTTAACATAATCTGCTAGATTTTTAATTCCTTTTCCAACTATAGGTGCAGCAGCGCCAAAGATTGCTCCACCTCCAGCTCCAAACGCTGCGCCTTGTTTAGCGCTTTCAATTCTCTCTTGAGTTGTCTCGCCCTCACCAAACCCAGATACAGCACCTTCTACTGTACCTAATCCTGCGCCAGTTGCTACACCGCGCGTAATCGTAGGAATAGTTGTAGATGTTAAAGGGCCAGCTAATGCAGATGTAACATTTGCTGGTAAGGCCGCCAACATGGCAGCAGAATTAATAACACCGCTTCCTAAACCTATTGCTAAATTTTCTTTTGGACGCTCACTTGCCATAGCTGACTGAGCTGCTCTTGTTGCTATAGCAGCTTGCTCACCAAAAGTTTGACCCATAGCCTCATCAGTGTATTTTCCCTGCAAACGGTATTTGACCAAGATAGGCCGCAGCTCTTGATGCTAATGGATACTTATCTAATATACTTTGGTAAAAGCTAGACTTAGACGTTTGGCCTGCGTCTGCCTTGCCTTCTAGTATGGCGTTTATTCTTTCTTGATTGGATGTAGAATATGATGGGCTGACTAAATATCTCTTGCCATCATTTTGCTCAAATATACGGACATTACCATCCATCTTTTTAATAATGCGTGGTAATTTCTTATAGTTAGATTTTGCTTTTTCTAATGCCTCTTCTTGGCTAGACGCAGAAACTTCAACCTCGTAGCCATCGGGTGTCATTATTTGAAATTTATCCATATTATTCTTTTCCCGGTACTACACTTGTTACAGAAAATCCATTGCCGTTGCCGTTAGCTTGGTTGTTAACATTTTGCCCTGCGGTATATTTTAAACCGCTAATTTTAGCTTCTCTTGCTTGTCTTTTCTGCTCTATAACTTCTGGCCCATCATTTGGCTGTGGGAAATATTGCAATTCAGCATTGTCAAATTCATCTTTACCAATAGCCGCGCCACTTTCTTGACGTAGTATAGCATTAATAAAATCACGCTTTGCTTGATCATATTTTTGGCCTTCTGGAGTTCTAAGAAAATTGCCAAAAGGTATAGAGCCAGCTATATAATTTCGCATCATAGTGCCTTGATTTTCTAAATCATTTAAAATGTTTTGTGAAAATTCTGCCCTTTCAACAAAGCCTTTGGATTGAGCTTGAGCCGCAGTCAAATCTTTACTCATCTCAACTTTTTGTGTCGGATAAAATTTACCACTGCTATCAAATTGACCAGCAAGAGCGCCATATGATTTTGCCTCTTCTGGCGTAGCTATTCTGTATGTATCTTTAGGCTTCATTCTGTTTGATAAAATTGCACTTACCACATTTGATGCAGCAGATGGATTAGCTTCTATAACAGCAGCCGCGTCTGCGTATCCATTGCTCTTTAACCATTCAACAGTTTTATTTAAATTACCAGCAGCTACACGTTGCATACCACGCTCACGTATGCCTTCACCTGCACGCATCTCTGGCATAATTAATGGATCAAGAGCTGCGGCAAAAGTTTGCGCTCTACTTAATCCAGTGTTTTCATCACGCTTTCTTGCATAATCTAGCAAGCCGCCGAACCCGCCGCGTGATTGCGATGGGTTCATTTGCTCTTGAATAATTTCTGCTGGTTTTTTTATCATTACATCATTCCCGCACCAAGTTGTAGATAACTAAATAAACCGGGGTTCATTGTCTTAGTTTCTGATTGTGGCACTGGCGTAACACCAAGCGCAGCAAGTGGTGCGTTGAGTGCCGCAGTTGGAGCGCCAGTATAACCCGCATACTGTTGTTTGGCTGCATCAATGAGTGCTTGCTGTATGCCTTGCTGTAGCAGACCTTGTTGAGCTTGTTGTTGTTGTATTGCTTGGCCTGTACCAAACGCTTGCTGGCCAAGTTGACCAAGTTGAGCCGCACCAGCCATTTGTCTGCCCTGCTGTGCTTGTGCAGCTTGCAGTGCTGTGTTGAACCCTTGCTGTTGCAGATTGCCAAACGCTTGTGCGCCCTGCCTTGCAAATGCCTCGTTTGTCAAAGCTTCTGCCACGCCATGCCTTGAGCCGCCAAATGCTCTAGCACCTGAAGCTTGCGCCCCTAGCGTGTTCATCTGCATTTGCCGTTGTCTTTCAAGGTCAGCTAACGTGTTTTGCGTAACTTGCCTTGTGTATGGGTTCATAAACTGACCAATGTTTGGCGCTTGCATTGCTGCTTCTGTGCCTTGAAATGCTTTTTGTAATCCGCCAGCCGCAGCTTGGTTTACGTTAAACCCTTGTGACTGTGCAGGCGCAGCAGTTGGAGCTGCCATTGGTGAATATTGTGCAGTTGGCGCTGGTGCTGGAGCTGGCATAGCTCTTGGCATTTCACCATTTCCACCTTTACCACCAGACATTGGTGGTGATGGTAGTGGAGTAAAATCACTTACGCCCGTTGCAGGCATACCATCTTTTCCCATTGGTCTTACTTGTCCGCCGCCAGCCATGTTATGCTTCCTTCTTATTGTTTTTTGGTAGCAATACTGCGCCTACTGCATATGAGAATGCTTCGCCAACTGCAGCTATCACTTTACCAACTTTATTAGACTTATGTTTTTCTGGACTCATTGTGTGAGCCATTTCTTCTGCCCATGCTTTAACAATAGGCCACATAACTTTACGTGCAACTTTACCGCCAACTGTGTCTCTCTTAACAAAGTCTGCTAGAGGCGCAGCCCATGCATGGTATCCGTTCATTAGTTTTCTATTGTTTCTATGCAACCATACACCATATCTTTGATCTAGACGCCATATATCTCTCGGTAAATAACCTAGCTCATAATATGCGCAGCATAGGATTTTTGATGAACCGCCGCCACCGCCGCCACCGCCGCCACTTGATTTTGAGCCTCCGCCGCTACTAACAATTGGGCCGGGCGCTCTAACTGCATTGCCTTTACTATCTTTCACAGCATTTCCACTGGAGTCTCTAACAACTCCGCCAGTATATGTAGGTGTAGGGTTTGAATTATCACGTCTACGTGCGGCCTCTTGAGCAACTAATGCTGCTTCATTTCTTATTGCCAGCTCTTGAGCTTCTCTTTGCGCTACAACTTGAGCATCATCTGCTGCTTTCTTTGCTGCTGCAAATCTAGCACTTTCAGCGCTCGCCAAATCATATTGGTCAGGCAATACAGCCGGTACTGGTGTAGCATTAAAGTCGTAATCAATAGCGCTTGGGTCAAACCCACCAGCAGCAGCTTTTGCCGCAAGGTCTTTGCTTTGCGTATCAACTGCGCCTTCAAAGTTAATGCCTGAATAAACATTGTCAGCAATACCACCGCCAAAGCCTAATAATCCCACTTCTGGTAATCCTGTTAAATTGCCGCTTAAACCTCCAGTAACAAGTGAACCGCCATACGATCCGCCAGTGCTGTCATAACCTCTTCGAGTAGGGTTTCCATCTGCGTCCGGGAAAGTGTTATAGTATGCCATTCCGCCTGATGGGTCTTGGAAGGATGGTTCTTTGTTTTGCAACATTTTTAAGTTATCATAAAAGCCCATTTGATTTGAGCCTACAGCACCCATCGCTATATCTTCTTGGGCTAACCTAGCCGCAGCGCCTTCTGGGCTTTCAACATATCTTCTTTGAGCTTCATTTAAAACCTGTGTAGTGGGATCATAACCGCTGCCGGGCGCTATTGTGTCTGCATACCTAGCCATTTCTTGTTGTGTAAGGGAAGAGCCGCTAACTTGCTGGCCCATCTGATCTAGTAGTCTTTGGTAATTATCGTCACTGCGTTGCTCACGGCGCATAGCTTCCATTCTTGCAGTTTCTTCAGCTGCGCGCTGTGTCTCTGCATATGTTGGATACATATTGTAATCTATTGGCATTGGCGCGTTTGAACCGGGTGCGCCAGAATATGGATTAATAAAGAAGCTATCCATGTATGATTTCTGTGCTGGCCTTTGTCTTGCAAGCTCATCTAATGACTGTTGATATATTGGAGCTGATGAATAACCACTTACGCCGCCAGCATATTGTGTAGGCGCTCCCATACCACCCATTATATCTTGCTGGCTCATTGGAGCGCCCATTCCAAATGCATCAGCAACGTCAGCAGTGTTTTGAAACGCGGCTTGTTGCATAGGTGTGAATGCAGCTACGTCTGGGCCATAGTATGGAACATAACCAAGTTGGGAAATACGTTCAGCTTTATTTAAGTTACGCTGCGCCGCTTTCTCAATGTATTCTGGGATTTCAACACTAGATGTTGTTGATCCGCCTTTGCCACCTGACATTATTCAAACTCCTTAACATAAGACGAATGTAACTGCTTCCAGCCATGTTTCGCCAATGGTTTTTTCCAGCCTACACGCCCCGTCATGGTTAGTGCTGTGCATCCTTGCGCTTTAGCCCACTGTATCACATCTTTGTGCATATCCAAAATTTGATCCAATTCACCACCGCCAAGAAACACGTTTAACATTCGTTTACGTGGATATACCACAATTTCTGTTACTATGCACCCCTTTGGCGTAGGCCACAACTGCATAGTACCTTTATATATTCCTTCAGCAACATCGATAAAGTCATGTGTACCACCAGAATACTCTAAAGCTGCTTCAATCCAAGGCTTACATCTCTCTATTTCTTCAATCATGCGTGCGTCCTTGTGATTGATAATGTTGAGGATGGTATAGCTGGCACTGGAGATGATGCAGCTGTGTAATTTAAAAATCCATCTGTATTATCTATCATGTAATTTACCTCAAGATAATCATTAGCCGCCACAGTAAATATCTGCGTTCTAGATATAACAACTGTAGCGTTATTCTGATGTAGTGCAGTTGTCATAGCACCATCTGTTGACGCTGTACCATTTATGCTAGGCCAAAAGTAAAAGTGTACTGTGCTTGCGCTTGTTGATGATATTTGTGCGGAAAATGATAATACATATTCTCCAGCCTCTTCAAATACAATTCTACTTGCTGGCGTACCTTGCGTAATCTTTGAGTTGCCAGACGGTGCATCATAGGTCAGCTTGTATGCCGTATTTGCCGCAACTGGTGTAACATCTGATGTTTTAATAAAATTAGCGTGTCCGCCTTCTACTACAATTTGACGCCATTCCCCACCTTCGCTCACAACTGGATATTTATATTCCCTATCCCACATGAGTGTACCATCGTCAGCTGCAGTTTCGCCACCAGTTTGCTGAACAAGAGGTGATCTTGTTTGTGACATAAATTGCATGAGGCGTCTGCCCCATGTTTTCCAATCATCTCCATATGGTTCTGGTGGCCTTTGCTGTTGCGTCATCTTCTACCACCTGCAACAACATCAAGTCTATTTACGCCAACACGCCAATCGCCTAGCTCAACTGCGCTTACACGCATTCTCATTTGACGTCCGGTAAATCTCAATGATGTAGGCGTGGACATTGTATATGGGCCGTAATCACGCTCAACACCGTTGGGATAAAATCGTGTTTTAAACGTCACGTTCACATCACCTTGTGTTTTCTCATCAGGTATCATTTCGGTTACAGACGCAACTGTATCACCAGACCCAAGCATAATAGGGCCTGTTTCGGCAAATGGCACAAGTGAACCGTAATCGTATCCAATTTCATGCTCGTAAATCTTGTAGTCATCGGCATCTACCCAAAGAGGTTTTCTAAATGCACCTGCATCTACGCCAGCAGTTCTTGCTAATTCACCAATATACCATGTGTTTTCAATATAGTTAAACACAACATATCGGTCATTCTCAGTAGATTGAGCTGATGGGTAAAACCAGAATATTTCACCAAAGTTGCTATTGGTTACGCAGAATGCCTTACTTATTTGGCCTCGGTTCATATCGTTAAACACGTAATCCGCAACTTCACTTTGTATTTCTTGCACTCTACCGCCAGTGTAAGCATAAAATGCGTGTGCGCCCATCCAGAATGCGCCTGCATCAACAACTGATACAGCTTTATTAGCCGCTAAACCACATGATGAGCCAACACGCTCAATTCCATAAACATATGGTGGGCCTACATAATTTGCTACGTGTGCGTCTGTACTGGTTAAGATAAGCGTTTGGCCTCGCACTTTAATGCCTGCCATAATTTGACCGCTTGTGTTTAACTCTAAATCACCGGCTTCATTTGTGGCGGCTGGCGTCCATAGCGTGTTATCTTCTCGATCAGACCATTGCACTTTGCGCGGGTTTCCACCCGCTCCAAGAGCAAATAAGAAACGCTCTTCTGTTACCACCAATGACCTATTATCTACTGGAGCGTTAGTTATAACTGCGGCTGGTGTACCCGTTGCCAATGCCCACTCGTATAATTTACCATCATCTTCTGTGCATCCTACAAGGTTTTCGCCCCACGTGTCTAATGCCCAAGACGTTGCTGGCTGTATTCTTACTGTGTCTGGACGCTCTACACCAAATGCGTAGCTGCCGTATAAACTACCGCCATACCCCGTAAATGATACTGCATCATCTCTGCCCGCAGTAAATGAAGTCGGGGTTATATCAAACCTAGAGCCAGTTTCATTCCAGACGTATAATTTATTATATGATCCGCCAGCTATCCAACGGGCATTGCTATTATCTATCCAAGATAACATGCCACGCACTGGAGCTGCGGCTGCGTTATCCGAACGTGTACGCCAGCCACCCATTGGGCGCATGGTATTATCTATCCATCGAATTAAATTTGCATCACGCCAGCGACCATTGGATTGCAGGTCAGTTCCGTTACGGTAAACTCCAGAAGGAATATCTAGTGGAATAAGTGGCATATAGACCTCATGGCGTTGAACTTGTTGGACTATAACACATTTTGCAGTAAAATAACAACAGGAGTAATACGACTTACCCCTGTTGCATATATTTGTTTATTCTTCAGCTTCTTCAGCTTCAACTATTGCTTCATCTAAGGATACAGACAAGCGTTGTATAAATGCTTCACGACCAATACTTAGCTGGTCTAAATTAAATCTGGCGTTGTCTAATTTACGCCCTAGATCATTTATGTGGTTTAGCATTATCTTTTGCTCATCAGTAAAGTCATCAACATTATATTCTATGTCGTTAACTGTAATGAGGTTCTTTTCGTTTTTACTCATTGTAGTCTCCTTTGGTTAGGTTAATTTAGGAAGCGGTGTATCCGTTCCCTGCTGTGATAGCTGCATTAGCCGCTGTCATATCTTCTGTTGTCCAGTAATCTTTAGCAACCATTAGTTCTAGGTGCTGAGTATTACGATCCACACAGTCTTGTCTGTCTGCCGCATCATCATCTGCCATAGCATTACCTGCTATCACGTCATTGATAAGTGCAACTGAGTCACCCATTGCTGAGTAGTTCTGTGCGATTTGTTCTGCTGTTAAGTCATCCATCGGTTATGCTCCTTCTAAAGCTGTAATACGAGCCTCTAGCTCTTGGATTGTTTTTACTAATAGTGGTACAAGTTTAGACTGATCTATGCCTTGGTACTCTGGGTTGCCATCTGCATCAACTGCATCTTTAGCTCCAGTTACACACTCTGGTACAACTGCTTGTGCTTCGTGGGCTAAGAAACCATCGACTGTAGTATCTGGATCAGCAATAAAGTTAAACCTTGCTGGCTTGAGTTGCTTTAACCTAGTTGTAGCATCCCATGTGTAGTCTACGTTTTCTTTTAGGCGGTAGTCTGATGAAGTGTTGTATGCGGTTGATGAGCCACTTGTGGAAATTGTACCGACAGTGCCGTTGCCATTAACAAAGACCATTCTATGTCTAAAGTTAGTATCTGCTCCACCAGAAACAGTAATAGATGGATGAGCAGTATTAGTAAAATTAATACCAGAAGCGGATGATGAAGGAGGTTGATGCCAAATTAAATCTCCAGATGCATTTATATGCACTCTAGGATTACCATCCCCATCAGACAGCACGATGTTGTTGCTTGAGGTGCGGATGTCTAGGCCGCCTTGGTTGCCGTTGTAGCGTCCAAGGATGGTGTTACCACCGCCACTAGTTACAAGAACACCAGCTTGTTGACCAATAAGTGTGTTAGCTCCACCTGTTGCATAGAAACCTGCCTGTCTACCAAAGAAAGCATTATACTGACTTGTAGTATTAGTATAGCCAGCTTCATGACCTACTGCTGTGTTGCTACCTGCGGTAGTATTATTATAAAGTGAGCGAAAACCCATTGAAACATTATCAGACCCTGTCGTACTATACCTAGAACTTTCGTAACCAACAGCAGTGTTTTGAGTTGCGGTAGTAGTACTATAAGCCGATTGATACCCAACTGCCGTGTTGTTACTTGCGGTGGTGCTTGAGACTAAAGAAGCATAACCAATAGCAGTATTGTTACTACCCGTCGTATTAAATTCTAAAGAAGCCATACCAAAAGCCGCATTTCTCTCACCAGTTGTATTAGCCTCTAAAGATGTTCTTCCGAAAGCTGTACTTCTTTCAGCTGTACTATTTTTCAGAGCGTGATAACCAACAGCAGTGCTGTAGCTTGCGGTGGTGTTGGACTGTAAAGCACGATGGCCTATACCAACATTGTTAATACCTGTAGTATTAGCACCTAATGCATTATAGCCTCCTGCAAAATTATATGAAGCAGTAGTGTTATTTGCTAGTGTATACATACCAATACCCACATTATCTGCGCCAGTAGTATTAGCATATAAAGCAGATTGACCAACAGCCACATTATTAGCACCAGTAGTGTTTGTTAATAAAGAATACAAGCCATAAGCAGAGTTATTAGCACCTGTAGTATTCTCTCTCAGTGCCTCCACACCAACTGCTGTGTTGTAATTTGCTGTAGTATTTGATGATAAAGCACCTTTACCAACTGAAACATTACTAAAGCCTGTAGTATTAGCATAAAGCGACTGATACCCAACTGCTGTGTTGTTTGATGCGGTGGTGTTGGAACGTAGTGCATCTCTCCCCATAGCTACGTTGTTTGAACCAGTAGTGTTAAAGTTTAAAGAGGCAAAACCTATGCCAATATTGTTGCTACCTGTAGTGTTCGTGCCTAGTGCCTTACCCACAGCTACATTTATATCTCCTGTAGTATTAGCATAAAGCGACTGATACCCAACTGCTGTGTTGTTTGATGCGGTGGTGTTTGAGTAGAGGGAAGAATCACCTACCGCTACATTATTACTTCCTGTGGTATTTGTGTCTAAAGACTGTGTACCTACAGAAACATTATAATTACCTGATGTAGTATTATTTAATGCTTGAGTACCTATTGCAACATTCTGACTTCCTGAAGTATTAAATGTTAATGCGTTATCTCCAACAGCAGTATTATAGTTTCCGCTAAGAGAACCATCATCTAATGCATTATCACCCAACGCCACGTTGCCTGTACCAACAGGATAGTTTCCGTCTAGCTTGATTGTGCCGCCGTCTACTGAAACATTACCTGCAACTGTAAGGGATGTAAGGCTTCCAAGTGACGTAATATTAGCTTGTGCGGCAGTAGTTAGTGTACCTGCAATATTTGTAAATGTACCAGCCGCTGCTGATGCACCGCCAATGACTGTACCATCAATCGTACCAGAGTTAATATCAATACCCGTGACAGGTGTTGTCCCGTCTAGCAGATTATCAACGCTATCTAAATTGGTGTTTATCTTTGTACCCCAAGTATCCTCGGACGCGCCAACTTCTGGTTTTACCAAACCATATGTGGTTGTTGTAGTATCAGCCATGTTAATCTCCTATGCGGCGTTAGCCAAAGTTATACTTCTTGCCTATGAAGCTGTCCATTCCATCTATGTAGGGGAAGTGGCAGACCAATCATTGACTGCGTTAGGCACATATTGCCATGTTTCGGGTGTCTTTTCAAGGGGTGTCCATGTTTCAGGCGTATTTTGTTCAACTTCCCACTTCTCAATTGCTCGGCATGTCGTAGACAATGCCGTTGCAATTGCTGACGCGGAGAACTGCACCCGGTTAAATGTAGCAGTTGTGCTTAGTGCTGTATTAATTTGAGATGCACCGCTAAATACAACAACTGCGTTTGATGATGTGCTAGATGATGGTGTTATATTTGATATTGCATGTCTCACACGCACCATATCTGAGCTGGTTGTGGATGTTGTGGCAATTGCACTGCTTGAGTTACGTGTTCTTGCGCCAGCAGCGGATGTGGATGAGCTGGCAGATATTGCTGATGCAACTTCACGAACACGCTCGGCAGAACCAGACGTTGTTGATGATGTTGTGCTACTTGCAGATGCTTCACGTACTCTTTGCGCTTGTGTTGCAGTCGTGGATACTGTGATTATGTCAGATGCACTTAATCTAACACGTACTGAAGCCGCAGCAGTTGACGTAACTGTAACAATTGCGCCAGCTCCATCCGTGACAAAGCCATCTAGCCCAAAATTATATGAGCCATATGCACTGCGTCCATATCCACTGCGGTATTCAGCCATTAGTCTAGGGTAATATCAAGATCGCCTGATGGTAAGCGGAAAACATCACCTGTATCAATTGTTTTGCTTGTCGTTAATGCAGCGTAAGCAATTAAATTGCCACCAGATGCAGCATCAAACACGCCTACGTGTGTGACTGTGCCAAATGATGCTGTTGCTGTATCCCACTCGATAGCTGCGTTATTTGACGCTGTATTGCCTGATACTGTGAATGTTACAGCCTTACGACCATATCCACCGCCAGACACTTCTGTGCCACCACCTGTATCGTCTGGTGCGCCAGTGTATAATGCTATATGCCACGCTGTGGGGCGTGTTGCGCTACCCGTCGTAAACACCCACGTTAGAACTGTTGTCTCGAATGTATTAGAAAAACTCATTTTAATATGCCCTTATTTTCATGCGACGTCCAGAACCGCCAAATTTAGCTTTTTCGCTTGCTTGATTTATAGCATCAATTGCATTTTGGTACAACGCTGCCCATACTTGTATTCTGGCATCATCTTTTAGGTATGGCGCAGAATGTATTAATGAACCATACAAATATGCGTCAGGATAATGCTCTAATATCCAATTTGACGTGTTACTATCAGATAATGCGTCTGTTTTGCCGAAATAATACAATTCTGACGTGTATGTGCCATCTGGAACTGGATAAACCTCTAATTCACCTGCTGTAACTGCGTAATATGCTGGTTGCCCGCTCGTGTTTAGGTTTCTAAACTTGCGATCAAGCATTTCTGCTTGTGATATTAGCTCAAGTGGGCGTGTATCTCCGCTTGTAATGTAAAATCGTATAACTTCAAGCATATCTGCGGGTATTGCGCTGTATTGCGTGTCAATCTCGGCTGTGCTTCGTTTTTCTTGCCGCCAGTGACGGATTTGCCTGTTTAAATCTGCTTCTGCGAGTGAGACAAACGTGGATGACACGGATGTTAGGTCATCTCGGTTAAGAAAATCTGCAATATTTGTCTTTAATTCTGCATATGTTGTAATTGGCATTACAATAATCCCATGCTGTTTTTACGAGTTTGTTCTTCATTGTTTAACATATTATAGCCTAATAGGCCACCTATAGGTAATGCAAACTTATATTCGTTTAGTTTTCTAAAAATATCAGCTCTTGTCATTCCCTCAACAGCATCATCATAAAGCTGTATATCATTAACGCCCTGCCGCCGTAAAATATCTTGAGCTTCAATGTTTCCTTTAGGAACAACTGCTGTTGGAAATTCTGACAGATTTAATGCTATCTTTGGCTTTGCCTCAAAATATTCAGTTGGCATATCTTTAACTTCAGACTTAAATGAGTTAAGTATTTTTACTGCATCTGACATTGCTTCAGCAGGAGCATCAGCCCAAGATACACTTTTACCTTGCGCTATACTTTCAAGGTAATCGTTTGCGTCTCGCCAGCTTCCATTAAAATATTTTTCTGACAAATCTGTAACGCCGCTATCTACGACGCTTTCAAATTGACTTTTTATATCTTGCATATCATTAGAGTCAGTTTTTGCTAATAATCCCCTACTGTTTTTTATATCTTGAAAGTTATTAAATTTATCAGTTGATAAAGCCCTCATTAAACCAGCAAATCCACTAGCGCCTTTTTCAGTACCAGCCTTGTATGATTTATCTTTGTTCATTCTTTTCATAAGGGTAGGCATATCATAATTTTGCAGTTTACGCATTGCGCCAGACGACGTTCTTGGATCTTCAGGAATTAATTTTCTTGCCATATCTCCATAAGCGCTTAAACCAGCGTACTCATCTAATTCACCATAAGATCCAATCTTTCTACCAACTTCTCTTGATAACTCTTTTAAGTTAGAAAAATCTTTAGGGTTTACCTTAATACTTGGGTTTGCTATTGCGTACTGCGCGGTTTTCAACGCGTAATCAGCATCACTTAAAGAATTAAACACTCCTAAAATATTTTTACCCATATGATCAAAATTAGGATCTGAAGTTATGTTTCTTAAAGCCGCGTCTTCATCAACATACTCTAATATGTGCCTAGGCTGTCTTCCAGTATAAGCATCAGCAGGCCAAACTGACATATTCCTATTTGGAGCAATCTGGTCTGGCCTCATAATTAAACTTATGTCACCAAAAGTTTGTAAAGGGCTATTTGCATTAGATATAGCTATTGATGGCATTGGTATTCCGCCAATATCTTCAGTTGTTCTTAAGCCTTCAGTATTAAGATTATGCTGTGCAATAAGTGGAACATCATCTGCTGTCAGCCTGCTATCTGGTTTTGAAAGCCTAACATTACCACCAGACATACCCAGCGCGTTTGGATCAACTTCAATTCGCTTGGCAGTATCAAGCAATCCTCTTGCGCCCTTCTTAATGCCAGACGCCATTGCGTCACCAAGTCCGGGTACTAACCCAACGAGAGCAGCGCCGCCTAGAGCTGCCACCATTGCATAATTAGGGTCTGGCTTTTGCAGTTCGTCGTAAACTTCTTTGGCTGCCATGGCGTCACCAATAATAGGCGTGGCTTCAGCTACAAATCTTGCGGCGTCCATTGGGGTAAAGCTCATTGGCTCTACCGCAAGTCGCTGGCCTTCTTGGGCGTAGCCTGCATAATTATTTTGGTCTAGTAAGCCCATTAGTCAAGAAAACTTTCCGCCATACTTATCGTATTAAAAGCTCTAGCCAATGAAGCTAACCCGTTGGGCTGTGACATGCTATAAGAATAATTTTGTGGGTCTCTGTTATACATATCTGTCAGGTATTTAACAAAGCCTTGCTTGTTTGGCATTGTCATATCTTGTAATTGAAGCATGTCTTCATATGGAAGCAGATTACTAAACGCTGAAATATCTGAGCTAGGCGATAAGTCTGGCCTCAATGGCGGTGGGTTAGTCTCAAGCAATCCAAGCTTACGCGCTACTTTATCAGGTGCTTCAGTCATCTTTGACAGCAAACCATCTTTAATTGGATCATTGCCAGCAAAGTTAGCTTGTCCAAGCGTGCCGTAATATGTTTTATCACCAATGTTTTCTACAGGTTTGCCGCCAGTAGTCATAAGCTCGCCGTTAAGATATTCCATCTCGTCGCCCGGTGTTAAGACATTGGCTAGGAACTCAGTAATACTATTCCTGTCACTTGCACCCTTATCTAGCGAGTTAAGAAAGCTTAAAAATTTATTTTGTGCCATAATTATAGCCTATGCGTTGTATTTTTTACAAACTATCACAATTTTTCCATATTAGCTAGTACAACACGCATTCTATCTGATAGCTTCCACGTCCCAGCGCGCCACCGAGCAGCAAATTGTGCATCTTCCAACGATAGACCTCGGCTCATATAATTTTTAATCCACTTGTTCATCATTAAATTTTTCATCTTAGGTGACAAATTGTCAAATTTTTTTTTATTCATGCAATGCCTTTAAGATTGCGTTTAATAGACCTATTCCAACTCATACTCGCACCAGACAGTGCTGTGGCTGCGTCTGATGCCATAGTCAAACATAATGCATCAGCTAAGTCAGGCGATTTTAGCCCGCGCTTACGCATCGCGTCCTTACTCTCAGCCTTCATCTTGCCTGCGCTGGTAAATGCGTATCGTATGCCAGTTAGCTCGGCTAAGAGCTGATCATTTTTTGGCAGCTTGCATGACCTGTCTTCCAGCCACGCTTTTGTCTTAAACCACAACTCGCTGCGCAGGTTCATGTAAGTCTTACCCATAGCAGGCGCTTCGCCAACATTAATCCCACGCACTGGAGCGCCCAGCTCACGCAGTCTATCAACTACACCGCCGCCAACACCAATACTATCCACAAGTATTTCGTTTGGGCGTAGGCTTGGCGATAAATTTTCATATTCAGCCATGACACGACCCACAGTCTGCATTAAGTCTAATCCTTGCCACGCCTCAATATCCGTCACGACATTGCCATATCTTTTGCATAGCGCAGTCTTGTCTGTGCCAAACCTTGCGACGTCCAAGCCCCATATTGGCCTAATGTCAGGCGTAATTTCAATATCACGATGTATTGCACTTTCGGCGAGGTGAAACGGTATAATCGTATCATCGTCGGCTAATGGGAACTCGCCTAGCACACGTATGCGGAAGGCATTTGATTCTTCGCCGTATCGCTCACGCATTTCTTCGACAAACTCTGTCGATACGAGTGGGCTATCGACGCACGACCAGCGCCTCGTCCACCAGCTCTTGGACATGCGTGTTTGGCTCTCGTAAAATGTGCCTGAAGAACGTGTGGGGTTAGATAAGAGTAGCGTGGTTGCGCTGTGGCCTGACATAGAGCCGGCAGCAGCTTCAAAGACTTTCTCAGGCACACCAGATGCCTCATCTACCACCAATAAAACATTCTCAGAGTGAACACCTGCTAGTGCCTCTGGCGTTTCTGCGCGTGACGTTCTAGCTGATATGAAAGCCTCGGACGCTGCCGACGTTAGCTCGACGCGGTCTGATTTGGTGGTTAGCAATTGCTGTAGGTGGGGCGGCAACTCGTTAATCCAGCGTTTTAGCTCGGCAAACAATGCGTCAAACAATTGGCTTGACGTGGGGGCTGTGACAACAACTTTATTTGGGAAGCGCAGTAGGAGAAACCAGAGCATAGCCCAAGACGCTGACGTTGACTTGCCCGTACCGTGGCCTGATCGTACTGACATCTTACGCTCGCCATTCGCTATGGCGTTGAGGAACTCTTCCTGATAATCGTATGGTGTAGCGCCCAGCACCTCTTTGACGAATAACACTGGGTCATCCCGGTAGCGCAGAACAAACTCTGTTAATGGATTGTCACTCATCTGATACATCCTCATAATCTGCGTCAATCGTCTTTGCTTCACGCTCTTGGTCTTCTTTATGGATAGCCGCCAAGTCAGAATTAACTTTGCGTAGTGCGTCTAGGTGCATGTCACCCACGGATATAGTCACGTTTGTCTGGGGTCTATTGCCGTATCGCTCTTGGTTGTACGAGCCTGCCATAAATTTACGCCACTGCACCTTCTCGCGTGTGGCGGCTATCTCGCTTGATGTGCTGCCGCCATCCAAATCATCTACCATTGTTAGACCTTGCTCTACGAGTGCATCTGCTGCCTCTTGCCTAGCTTTGCGTAGGGCTTGCTCATACTCAGGGATAGTCTTGAGAGATGTGCTGAGATACTGCCGGGAGCAATCATATTCTTTCGCAAGGGCTGTGAGTGTCGTGCCAGAGGCGATTTGCTCAAACAAGTATTCAGCACCGCCTTTGCTTAGTACATCGGCAAGTATTCTTCTGCGTAACGCTTTGCCAGCCATTGGTGTTCTCCTATCTCCCGTGGTTAGGGTGAAAATTATATTTTTTTTCGGCGGCACTTCTAGCAGATGCAGCTTCTTTTATATCATCGTAATATCCAAGAATAATTTTTTTTCTTCTAACACCTATTTGCGCACGCCATTTTGACGATTGTTTATCCCAATGCACACCTATAAATCCGCTTTTGTTGGTGCAGGGGCGTTTTTGATTTCTTGCATTTTCCATCATGCTAACACACCTTAAATTTACTATGCGGTTATCTTTTGTATTTCCATTAATATGATCAATTTGTTTATCAGGCCATTTGCCGTGGTATAATGCCCAAGCAACTCTGTGAGCGCTGTAAGCTTTTTTATTAATCTTACATCTAGGATAACCTTGCCCATCGGTGTATAAAGCTGTTTCCTTGCCGGCAAACTTAGTATTCCAATATTTAACACGTTTTTCGACGCCTAAAGTTTTTGGCGAAAATTGTTCTTTGGTTCTCTTGAGCCAATACATTCTGCCCGTCTCTGCGTCATACCGTATTGTCTTGCGTAAATACTCTACAGTTGGTAATTCTTTTCTCATCGCGGCTATCCTTTCTTATCTATTGCCGTGTAGGTGCATTACTTTTTGCAGTTCAAGTAATGCACCATTATACTTTAAATTATTTTTTTTCGAGAAGCAACATAGGCAATTGTGTGCGTGAGATTATACACACACACTACCCCCGTAGAATCCGTTGACGGGGGGGGCTTCCTCGCTGCGCCAGATGTGTAGTTTCGCCTAAATGGAACAACGCATAGCTCATATTAGCTGTATATTGACCGATATTAGGCTAACCCATTGTAATCATTAGATATACTGTAGATTTACCTGTATATGTCCGATAATGTATATTATGTTAACTTTCAGTTTATCCGAAACTATTGACTATAGATTTGCTTTTGTTTACGCGAGTGCGCCCGTGCAACGGCGTGCCAATGTGTTGTATCGCACGTTCTACTATCACGTTCTACCGTCACGTTATGCTGCCAGTAAGTCAATGCATTGTCTGCCCTGCTTCCTCTAGCACTTGCTCATGCAGCTCTATGAGCGCCTCTGCTAATGATTGCAGTACAGTCTGAGCTGGCACAATGGTAAGCCTATCTGTTATGTAATCGCATAGCTCGTTAAGCTCATGGTCTGCGTCATCACTATCAGCACAATGTAAATCTAATGTTAAGTTAATGATAAACTCAGACAACGTCTTGCTCCGGGTAATGTGGGCGTGCAGTGAGGAAAGATAACCGCACGCCCTAGTTAAGCGGGCGTCGCATTGAAATGCAAAACAATGCGTCGGGAGGAGGAGAACCCGCTAACTATACTATGCCTCAAGTGAGGCTGTTGTTCAAGCCTATCCAACCTCATTTGATAGCTCGTAAGCCAACGCAAGATAACCGCATCCATCGACAGAGCTATCCTGATGCACGCCATTGCGCATCCTCGCAATCTTCAGCAGCGCCATCATGTTAGCCACATCATACGCAGAGATATGCCTGCCAAGATAAGCCATCCACATTGTCGCAATACAATTGAAGTTTTCATCTGCACTTCCATATTGCTTCGCTCTATCTCCCGTTATCAGCAGATTAGCCTTCGCCAATATATCTGACCTCACCATACTCTCGTCACCCATCGCTTGATCTCCTTTACCCTCGCTTGGCTCGGTCTTGCCGCCAGCCGTTCTAATGTTTATCTTTTTCTTCATCTCTTGCTCCATAATTCTTAACCCCGATTTTACCTATCTCATACTATTCTCTTAACTACATACTAATATACTATACCTAAAGGTATATAGTATTAGTAGTAGATTGGTTACGATATACTAATTGCAATTAGTAGTTGTTCGGCTAAGTCATTGATATTGTTATTACTAATGCTAATTAGTAGGTAATTAGTAGTATGCATTTTAGCTCACTTTCCCGAAATCATCGCAAAACCATATATAGCCATCATTTTGCACAATATGACCAGCACTTGTGAGGCCTGCAATTGACTGCTTGTAGGTTTGTGATGGGTTAGCCACGCCAGATACTTTGCCCATGAAATGCTTCTTAATATCCTCTTCTTTAATCACCCAAAACGTGCTGGGTTCAGGCCAACCCACGCCGGCAGGGTTAGACATGCCTATGCCCTCGCCTCTTAGCTGCTGGAAGCATGTCTTAAATAATATCTGATTCTTGCCCTTAATAGCTTTCTTGTTGGCCTTCTCGACATCATCACTGCTTGCCGGCACAATCACACACGTTGTCACTGGATCGCCGTCGGCGTCATGCCCAAGCTCAATGACATTCAACTTAAAGTGAAACTTACGCCCACCCTCCAAATCTCTCTGCTTGGTGGCTAAAGCCGTACGCAAGCCTGTCGCCTCGTCATACGATAGCTCTATCTCAGTCTCCACAGCAGCTCTCAGTGAGCTATGCCCACGAGCCTTTGCGTCCAAGTTCTTGCCAGAGTGATGCACAAGCAATAGATGGGCGTCAGTCTCGCCGCGTATCCTGTCGCACGCAGATATAACAGCCGTTGATGATGCAGGCGAATTCTCATCGCCCCCCGGCATTGATCTGGATAGCGTATCAACGATAATCATTGCAATATCGCCATGCGCCCGCTTCACCTCTTCGCACAAATCAATGATGAGCTGCACGTCAGCGTTTTCCTCAAGTAAATTTACTGGCAATGCACGCATAGCTAATTTAGCCTCATGCTCTGGATATTGCTGGCGTAAGGCCACAATCCTATTATGCGTAGTCATACCACCCTCAAGAGCCAAAAACAGCACCACACCGCCCTTTACCTTGTTTCCATGCCAATCTTGCCCCGCAGACACATGCCACGCCACATCTTGCACAAAGAATGACTTACCAACATTGCTTGGCCCATATACCATCGATAGCTGCCCAGCGCCAAACCATCCTTTAACAAGATAACTCCTGTCTAATTGTGGCATTGCGTCACCCGGGAAGAACACCTGATCTAACAAGCTTTTCACTTCTAATGCCTTGGCAGTCGCGTCTTTGCCCTGATTAATCCACATATCAGAGAAGTCCCAGCCGCCAATTTCAGGCACAATTGATTGCACTCCATGATCAGCCACGCATCGCTCAATTGCTTTCAAACCTGCCTCGTCATTATCTCCAGCAATAACTATGCGCAAATTAGGACGTGCCTCTAGCAGCTCACCTATCACGGCAGTCATATTGCCCGCAGATAATGCAAATACTGCTGGCCTACCTGTCGCCATATGCACTGACATTGCAGTTGCCCATCCTTCACATATGTAAACCAGATCATCTAATTTGCCGCCAATCACGCTAAAATTTCCGACAACTGGCATACCAGATGAAAATTTCTTTGCGCCTGTCGGGTTAATGCTCTGGAATCCCACACGCTTACCTTTTGCATTAATTACAGGGATAACCAATATGTCACCCTTTATATCAGCATTGCCAAGCCCGATCTTTTTCTTAACCAAGTATGGGTGCGTAGCCTCTGCCTCTGGTTCAGGCCAACTTATGTTGTATTCTTTTGTCATAGGCTTTTCATTCTCATCAGGCCATAAGCTCTGCCTTCGCAGCGCATCTTTAATGCCAGCAAAATCTGAGCATTTACGGCAGCTAACCATTACATCACTGTTTGCGTCTTCCTTTATCCAAAACCTATCTTCGCCCTGACACACCGGGCAAGCACCATGATATTCACCTATGGCAGTCTTTTTCAATGATAGTGCGCTTATAATTTTATCTGAGTATCTCTCCCAGCTTGCATTTGGAAATTTCGTATTTTGCATTTTATTCCTTCCTCAATTTATAGGACATATCGGACATGTCCTGCTTTTGTCTTGTCCTGTCTCGGACATAGTGGACATGTCTCTCAAATGTCCTGTCGTGTCCGTTAGACAAAACCTCGTAAAGTTCTGTCTAACGGCATGTTTAATTAAAATGGAATGTCATCTTCCAAATCATTTGACGCTGTAGGTGCAGCTGGTGGCAAACCAAATGGGTCATGCTCCACACCATTAATAGGTGACGCGCCGCCAGAATAACCACCAGACACTTCAGTGAACGGATCATCTGCCTCTTGCTTCTCAGCTAACTCCAACACCTGCACCGCACGCAATCTCAATGAAACTCCATTTAGCGTGCCAGTGTTGTATGGCACTACAGTAACTGCAATATTCACAGTCGAACCAGAAGTAAGCTCAAATCCATCAGGCAACTTCTTACGTGACGCATCTACTTGGCGTGGCGGGTTTGTAATATCGCCTGAATATGCGCCTTTTAACTTAGCCTTACCTATCCAATCGCCTTGCTTATCGTCATCACGCTTGTATGGCAGGTTTAACGGCTGGTCAGGCCACTTGCGCTTGCTATTTGCATCCATAGCCGCCGCATTTTTATATGCCTGCATACAAACAGCATTCAGCTCTTTGCATTGCTCGCCTGTCAGATTAAATGACATTTCGTATGAAGCGCCTTCCGAGTCAGGTGAGCATTTCACTGATTTATACTCTTCCTGATCAAATCGGTAAGTAGCATTTAGTCTAGGGTATAGCGCTTTAACGCCAGATATAATATGTTGCATTATTTTGTCTCCTGCATGTTATCAAGCCAATTTTTCAAATCTTCTTCAAGCCACCCGACAGCACGTTCACCGAGCTTTACAGGTTTTGGAAATCTGCCTTCCGCCATCATGGCATAAATTCCAGCCCTAGATATACCAAATTGTTTTTCTATGTCTGTTCTTCTATAAATTTGTGGTAACATTTTGTTTACCCTCTCCTTTAAATGTGTGCAGCACCCCTGCACTGGGATTCTTATAAGCCGTGGTCTTCATCAAGATATGCCGGAAGATTTATTGTATCCAATTCAGGCCAGCCAGTATCAAAAGTGTTTGTATCTTGTGCCACTTTTATTTTTCGCAATGTCTTAAACATCTCGGCCTCGGCATATTTGTTATACTTATCGGACAACTCGTAGCAAGCTGTAGCGTAACTGTTTTTCTCAGTAGCGATAAAAATAAAGTTTGTAGTTTCAACTCCGCATAGCTTTAATACGTATCTGTAAAAGCAATTCTGGACGTCATACCTAAAGTTCCTCACAGCCTTATCAAAACCACGATAGGATGCGTCCAAGCATGACTTTAAGTCTATTACTATGCCAGCCTCTTTTAACAGGCCATCGGGCCTGCATTTCAGCTCTAAACCAGTTTCTGGGCATTCAGCTATGAAGCTGTATTCAGCAAGCATGTCTTTATTAGTCAGTAAATTTCTCGCCATTTTATTTTGCAGGCAACCATCTACCATTTTCTGACATTGTTCATACTCGCCTTCTGGTAGCAATATCTCGTCATCTCCAAGAAAATTTTCCTGATCTTTCCAAGCCTTGCTGCCACGTCGTGGTAATCCAGAGTTAGTGACTAAGTTCTTCTCTGGCTCTAACACCATTGCATGGAATGCTGATCCTAAAA